GGCCTATTACCTGGTTCGGCGATTTCACAATGAGGCGATTGTGGATGATGCTGAGGTAGTTCTAACAGATCTACCACCTTATTCCGCGGCGATCCATAGGCTGGGCGGTGATCCAGTGATCCATGCCGATGGCGTCGGTGTTGCCCCGGTGACACCGATTAGGGCGATGGTTATCAAGCTTGTTTGAGTGGCATGAGCGCCTTAGGGCATCACGGGTGTAATCTCTCACTGTGCGCTGCCCCTTTGGGGAAGTGTGGTGGCGATGTTGTGTATTCGCCACCCTTTTCCCATGAACGGCTGCTCCCCTGCTGGTATGGAGTGCGCTCAAGCAATACCTCCCCACGTAGAGTCGAGGGGACGATGAACTGGATTGTCATGATGGTAACATATAACCCGGAGATCAGGCAATCCGCAAACCTGTGAAATCCTCAGCACACCAATACTATGTTTAACCGTTCTATTCACCGCATCTCGAGACAAGACACACGCCGGCGTACAACAATACTAGAGGACATGGTGGACTGGTGGTATACATCACCCACTGTGAACTGGTGTTGTTCCGTCGATGCCGAGGACTACGAGGAAGCAAAGGCTTTCAGACGGGTCGTCGATGAGACGAAGTACGACATGAGACGGTCCTATGGACTGGGCAATGGCGGACTTCGCGAGGAGTTAATCGTAGCTGGGCACTTGTCGGCCCAGTCCTACGTGGGCGGCTTGGCTGGATTCCAACCGGTTGCAGTTCACCCAATCCCCTTGTTGCCGAGGGGGGGCGCGCCTGTGGCAGTTATTCCTCAAGCAAGATTTGAAGGGAGGGTCGGGGAGGTGGTCGACTTGGATGTCGCGCCTCATGCGGGTGTCGATGATGTGGACCATGAGGTCCAGGTCGTTGTGGCACCACGCATGTTCGATGCCTCTCCTGCTTTTTGCGCGAGGATGGCCTTGGCGGTCACGGCGACAGTGGGGTCGATGGTGGATACACCGGAAAACCAAGCCGTTTTCGAACGCACGTACACTAGGCTCTGCAGGGAGGCCGGGGTCCGCACTAATGTGGCCCTGAATAACCTTCCTGTTGTACGGCGTGCTTATTTTGAGCCAACAGACTCAGAGGTGTGGGCAAGCAGGATGTTCCGCAAGCCCTTGTTCTCTCGTTTTGTGGGTAAGACAAGACGAGGGGACTTAAGGGCGTAGGGACGACCTGTTGTTGTGCGTGGGTCGGATACAACTGTTGATCCAGCTTTGCTGGGTCAACTAGCGTTGTGTCGTGGACGTCTGCGCATGCGCACCAACGGTCTGGTATGCAAAACGCGTCGGTATACTGTAACCGTACCGTTCTCCCGAGACAATAGTCTCGGAGTTTATAATAACAGCGTGCACACCGCGCATCGGGCATTTGTGGAGAGGTATTTTCTTTGTAAGGAGGGAGATGCCTTTCGACCAGCTTTGGCTGTTTTGCCTGGTGCATTTTGCGGTGATTGGTTTCGTGTGTTTGAGCGCAGTGTAGGATCTCACATGCCCCACCTCCCCCCCTTAACTGAGCGGCAGGTTGCCGACACTTACAGGGGGTCGAAATGGAGGGTGTATGATGAGGCCTGCCGCAGTCTTGAACTAACCCCATTCTCAGACAGGGATGCGTGGTTGAAATCATTTGTAAAATTTGAAAAACAGAAATTGTCGGGAGCACCGCGGGTTATCAATCCAAGAGCTGCTCGGTACAATCTGAAACTTGGGAAATACCTGAAGCATGCGGAAAAATATTATTTCCGTGCAATAAACCGTGTATTTGGTGACAGGACAGATGCGACTGTCATAAAGGGGTTCAATGCTGACGATTCTGCTAGGATCGCGAGGCAGAAATGGGATGTCTTTGCACGACCGGCAGCGATTGGGCTGGATGCGTCGAAATTTGACATGCATGTTTCTGCTGAGGCCCTGAGATATGAGCACGGGTTTTATCGACGACTATACCCCCGGAATGCCGAGTTAAGGCGGCTGTTGGAATTGCAGATTACCAACCGGGGGGTAGCTAGATTTGCTGACGGGGAGTTGAGCTTTACCATGCAAGGCACTAGGAGTTCAGGTGACCTAAACACTAGTTTGGGCAACTGTATCTTAATGTGTGGTATGGTGTTTGCTTATGCCAAAGAAGTAGGAGTTGATGTCGAGTTGATGAATAATG